CGGCTCGCTTCGGCGAGCCGTTGTCCTTTTTTGCCATATTGTGGAATCCGAGAATTTTTCTGCTTTCCTTCCTGCGCCTTCCCCCCCTAAAACCCCCCCATCACCAGCTGCTCCTCTGCTGCTGTCGTGCTTTCCCTCCGTCGTCCACGGATCTTCTCTCTCCTCTGATCTATCTCCCGATACGGACACGTATCGCGCTTGTCCGCGCGCGCGCGCGAGCCGATCCGCGCTGCATGGCGCACGTCTGGACTTTCCCGATCCTCGCTGTCCGCAAGGTCGTCGACGGCGACACGCTCGACCTCGAGCTCGACCTCGGCTTCTCGATCAGCATCAGGCAGAGGGTAAGGCTCAAGGGAATCGACACCCCTGAGATCGCTTCGAAGGATGCCGGCGACCGCGAGCGCGCGAAGGCGGCGCGCGAGTTCACCGCCGCCTGGTGCTCGAGGCAGACAGAAATAAGAGCGGAGACGACGCGGGACGACAAGTATGGCAGGATGCTCGCGGAGCTGGTCGGCGACGGCGGATGCCGGCTGACCGAGGATCTGCTCGCTGCCAGGCTCGCGAAGCGGTACGGACGCTGACGGATCGGCTATGATCCCTCCGCGCGGCAGGAGCCGCGGAAACGGAGACGCAAATGACATCGAGCGAGCTGGCTGATTTCGTGGCGCGGGTGCGCCGTCTGTTCGGCGGTCCTATGGACGAGGAGCTCTTCGCGCTCGCGAAGGAGCGCATCGCCGGACTCAAGGCGAAGCCGTGCAACGAGAGCCTCGATGAGTACGCTCTCGCGCATGGCGGCCCGAGGTCGCGGTTCATCCCCGCGAAGTTCCTCGAGGTCTACACGCGGAGGACGAGCGACCAGGACTCCCGCGCCGACGCGACCGAGCGCGAGGCGCGGAAGCGCGCCGCGGCGATCGGAGCCGACCTCGAGGCTGAGAAGATCAGGAAGGAATGGGAAGGAATCAGGCGGGAGGTCGCGGAAGCGGATCCCGCCAGACGTTCGATCGCAGTCGGAGTGCTTCGGCGAGCTGGGTGGCTTGTGACCGATTCCGATGCCGCAGGCTGGCGCGAGACGATGCTGCTCGCCGTCCGCGACCTGATGCGCGGTGAGCCTGTCATGGTGCGCGACAAGCGGACGGGGGAATGGACGGTCTCCGTCTCGGCGGTCGAGTTCTGGACGGAGCTAGTTCCGAAGCCGTCAGGAATCGCTCAGGCGGCGTCGGAGCCGTGGAACGCCGTCCAGACTGGCTCAGCGCTCGGACGGCGCACAGGCGAAGCACGGCGGCTTTCCGAGGCTCCTGCGCTGGCGCGCGTCGTCGCGGCAGACCTTGACGAGATACCGTTCTAATTCCGAGAAACAGGATTTACAGGAAATATCTCGGATTCTTGGGAAACCCTGCAAGCGGTGGAATCGGATTCCGTAGAATGGTCGCACGCGGCAGGAGCCGCAGAAAGAGAGACGAGCACATGAGCAGATGGCCTACGGACGCGACTCGGATCGGCACGCAGTTCTGCGACGCGATGGAGCGCGCGATCAATCACGGGAACCTCGAGGACGCGCGGCTCTGGTCGCGCCAGATCCAAGCGCTCATCACTGCGCACGGCAATTACCGAGGCGAGCCGATCCGCGAGCGCTGGCTCGACCTGACCGAGCGCCTCTATTCCGAAAGGAGCGCCGCTTGACGGTCTCCGATCACCTCCGCGCCATCCATGACGCGCGCACCCCGCGCGCCGTCGCCGGCGCTCTCGGACGCGCCTCCCGCCAGCTATCGACCCGCGATGACCTGGGACTCGCCGTCGTTCGATCCGAGGCGCGGTCACGCCTGATCCGCCTGTCGATCGACTCGATCCGCACCGCTCGCGACCTTCGGAGGAACCATGCCGCGCGATGAACGTGAACGCGAGAACCCGCTCGAGCGCTTCCGCGACCCTGCATGGTCGGAATCGCAGGCTAGCCAAGTCCAGGCGATGCAGCCTGTCCGATCTCCTGATCCTGATTCCGAGGTCTCCGCTTACACGGCATACCTCCAGAAGCTCAATCAGGAGCGGTTCAGTCAAATCCTCGAGCTGACCAGCACTGCCTCGCTCGGAGAGGCGCTCGCGAAGTACGTGCTGAGGATGAACATGGCGGACCATCCCCACAGCTACAACTCGCTATGCGTGTACTGCGCGGCGCGCCGAGTGGCTTCCGAGATCCTCGGGAAGAAGGAGAGCAGCGATGACCGATGACATCGTGGCGCGGCTGCGCTCGACTGGTGGATTAGACGCGAGACTCCTTTGCGCCGCCGCCGACGAGATCGTACGGCTGCGCGCGCACGTCGCTGAGCTTGAGCGATTCGCCGGCGAGTTCGACGCATCGGGACGGAAGAACACTGAACCCGACGCACTTCGCGGCACCCCCTCGGACGGAGAGGCGTCCGCATCCGAGGGGTATCTACACACAGGCGCGAGCGTCCAGACGGAGAAGGCGGACGGATGATCGCATCTCGGCGACCTCACCTAACGACCCGCGTCTCCGATGGCCTTGCCTCCATCGCGAGTCGCATCGTGCCGGAGGACGCCGACGAGGAGATGGCGCTGCTGTGGATCCATCGCGTTCACCGCTGGCGACTGCTATCATCAGCTCTGCTCGACCCGCAGGACGCGGAACGCTTGTCTCCCGAGCGGGGAGGCGGGGTAACTCCCGCCTCCCCAGGAGAGACAGAGGAGACGAACCATTGAACGAACCGACCACCAAGCGGCGCGGGACCGTCATGCGCGCCATGCGCGAAGGCGACCGCGTCATCCTCTCGCTTGCCGGCCATGAGCTCGGCGAGATCGAGCTTGCCGCCGTGCCGCACGACGCGAAAGTCAAGGTCGCGCTACGGTTCGACCTCGACGTCGAGATCGCCTCAGAGCGGAGGAAGCGCACGCCATGACCGATCTAGCCTCATACATGGCAAGCACGCCGACCTTCTCGACCCTGCTCTTCCTCGGAGGTCCGCTCCACGGATCACGATACGAGATGCCGGACACGACGCGCGAGCTCGTCATCAGGAGCGACCGCTCCCGCACATGGTCGCCGAACCTCTGGGATCGCTACACGCGGCGCACGTTCACGCGGATCGCAGGCGACGAGCAGCCAGAGGTCGCTCACCTCTTCGCGCACGAGACCTGGCTGGACGAGGAGATCAGCGCGTCGCATCTTGCCGAGCACGACTGGAAGCCAAAGGAGGCGCTATGAAGGTCGGCTCGCTGTTTGCCGGCATCGGTGGCTTCGACCTCGGCTTTGAGCGCGCGGGATTCGAGGTCACATGGTGCGTCGAGTGGGACAAGAACGCGCAGGCTGTCCTCCGCAAGCGGTTCCCGAATGCGCAGGTCGGGAACGCCGTCACCGTCAACGTCGCCGAGTGGATCGCTAGGAGGACGATGGCATGGCTGACCTGACCAAGCTGATACGGGACGACGTCACGCAGGAGCGCTCAGGCGTCAGGCACCTCGAGCTCTCGCAGCGCCACCGCGAATGGGGAGTCGACTGTCCCGCGACCGACATCGACTGCCTCGTCGAGATCGCGCGCGGAGTACCCGTCGCCATCATCGAGTACAAGCGCGACACCGCCGACCTCGAGCAGAGCCTGCAGTCGTGGCGCTCCCTGTGGATCCTCGCGGACAAGGCGAAGGTCGCCTTCTTCCTCGCGGTCTGGTCGAGGTCCGCCGGCGAGTACGCCTTCCGCATCCATCGCGCCAACGACCGAGGGATGCAGCTGATCCGCGAGCACCGAGGGATCGACCGCCAGGACGAGACGATGTCCGAGCGGGACTACGTGAAGTTCCTCTACCTGATCCGCGACCGAGACCCGCGCGCCGTGGACGATCTCCAGATCTTCAAGGGGAACCGATGACCGCCATCGCCTTCATCATCTGCTTCTCGGTCGCCTGCTGCTATCTGATCGTCCCGCCGGGAGACCTCGATGCATGACCTCAAGCCGAACGCCTTGACGACGATCCTCAGGAAGCGCGCCACGAAGTGCGCCGAGGACGGATTCAACCGCGACTCCGAGCTCTATGAGCGCGCAGCCGACGAGATCAAGCGCCTCGAGGAAGAGGTCGCGAGGCTCTGGAATCTGGTCGAGGAGTACCGCCAGGCGAACACCGAGCGCGCCTCCGAGATCTCGAGGAGCATCCGATGAACCGATACACCGCCGCGATCTTCCTCGACGAACTCAAGGCGATCTCCTGGCACTTCATCAGGTACTCGTTCATCGCGATCGCGCTGGTCATCGCCGCCGGCTTCTGGATCGCGGTCGGCGAGCATATCGCCGCGTTCCTCTGACCGAGCTCTTTTCTCCACGCGGACGGGTCTGCCGGTAGGCGGATCCGTCTGTTTCATTCTGCGCCTTCATAAAAAAGACGCGCTTGCCGATATCACGGTCGATGGTGAACGGCAAGGCAAAAGGCGCACGGATCGAGCGCGAGGCGGCGCAGGCGGTGACGTCGGCGCTCGGCGTCGAGGCGCGGAGGTCGCAGCAATACTGCGGCGCAGCCGGCGACGCGGACATCACGACGTCGCTCCCAGGCGTCTCCTTCGAGGTCAAGGCGCGCAAGTCGATCGGAGCGCTGCGCTTCATGGATCAGGCGCGGGACGACGCCGCGAAGGTCAAGGCGCTACCCGTCGTCCTCATGCGCGAGAACGGCGACACCGCCTTCTATGCTCTGCTGCGCCTCGACGACCTACCTGAGATCGCGCGCCGCGTCCTCGAGGCGAAGGCGCTCGCCGACATCCGCAAGGCAGCACAGGAGCCAGAGCAGTGAGCATCGAGGACGTCCTCAAGATCGTCTCCGTCGTCCTGATCCCATCCATCGGAGCCGTCGTCTGGCTGCTCTCGCAGGTCTACGGACTGCGCGGCGACCTCAAGGGACTCCAGTCGGAGCTCGACGCGCAGGGTCACCAGCTGCAGGAGCTAGAGAGATCCGTCGACAAGCTCGCGAAGTCCGTCACCGACCTGACGATCCTCCTCGCGCGCAGCGGCATCGACAACGAGCACAGGAGGCCGCACAATGGCTAACGCCTACAACCTCGCCATCGAGCAGGGATCGACCTACGTCCTGAACGTGACGGTGAGCGCGACCGACCTCACTGGGTTCACCGCTCGGATGCAGGGACGGACGAGCCATGCCGCGAACTCGACCGTCTTCTCCCTGACGAGCTCGCCTGCAGCCGGAATCGTGGTCACCGGAGGCACCGACTCGGTCATCGCCGTTACGCTCACCGCGACCCAGACGGCTGCTCTGTCCAGCTGGAGCTGCGGTGTCTACGACCTCGAATACCAGTCGCCAGGAGGCATCGTGACCAAGATCCTGAGCGGGACGTTCGTCGTCTCTGCAGAGGTGACTCATGCCTGACGTGACCGTCTCGCCATCGACCGTATCCGTAACCGTGGCGACCGCATCTGCCGTGCCGTGGGATCCGTCGACGAGCGTCGACATCTACTCGGACTTCGTGAACGATGCCTCGCCGTTCGGGATCAGCACTGGAACCGCAGGCAATCCAGGCAGCTCGACCTATACCTTCGGCGGCGACAACGGCGCGATGTTCGGGAAGATCAACCTGTCGCTCTCGGGAACGCAGGGAGCGCGCATCGGAGTCTATGCGGCTCAAGCTGACACGGCCAACGTAAGCCGCACAAGGCTCATCACGGACGGAGCATACGACTTCAAGTGCCGCTGCGGAATCACGACCGCAGCCGCGCTGCAGAGGACGGTCGTAGGATTGTGCGTGACGCACGGACCTCCGAGCGCGACGCTCATCATCCAGGACGGCGCGGCGTTCCTTGCCAACGGAGATACCGGAAACTGGAACGCCGTCATCGCGACGGGTAACGTCATGGATCAGGTCGCGACCGGCTACAGCACGTCGGCAATGCGGACGCTCCGCATGACCACAAACGCAGCCGGCACGGAAGTCAACTTCTACATCGACGGGAACCTTGTCAGGACCGCAGCTCCTACATGGGACACCTCAAGTTCTCTCGCATGGGGATTCGAGATGCGCGACAAGCAGACAGGCGGATCAGGAACAAATGGTCTCGCTGTCATCGACTTCATGCGCCTGCAGTTCACGATCGCGCGGTAGAGCGCTGCATGGCGGCGACCGCGCCGCCGATGAAACCATAGGAGCAAACCGATGACATACCTGGCAAATATCACGGCGCAATCGAATACCGCGGCATGGGTGACGGTCATGACCGGAGAATCTCCGAGCGCGATCCGTTCGATCATGCTCAACAACGGAACGACCAATTTCGTGGTCGTGCGCCGGAAGTCGAACACAAACGTCTCGGCGCAGTTCGGAACGGGAACGTTCAACCTGCCGCGCGTGAATCCAGGCGATCTCGAGGTTCAGTCGGCATCGGCCAACAGCGCGTCGATTCTCATCTGCTGCGGATGTCAGGAAGACCCAGCGTAAGGAGGACAGAATGAAAGGCTCATGGAAGACGACAACGGCAGGCATCGTTTCAGGCATCGCGATCATCGCGACGCAGTTCTCGTACCTGCTCGACGCCGACCCCGCGACCGTGTTCTCGCTCGAGGCGGTCTTCGCCGCGCTCGGCGTGATCGGCATCGGTTTCTTCGCTCGGGACAACAACGTCTCGAGCGAGAAGGCTGGAGCGAACTAAGATGTCCTCGCCAGGGGAGCGCTGGCATGAAGCGGGTACGACCCATCAGCGCGTTCTCCTCGGCATCGAGGATCGGAGCGAGCGGATGCGGATGCTCGCCAGCGCTCCCCTGTTCTCCCTATGGTCCGACTGCAAGAGGGAGCTCGAGGAGGCGGCCGCCGAGATGGACAGGCTGAGGAAGCGGATCGCCGAGCTGGAGGCTTCGCATGGAAGGAGCGCATGAATGCTCGATCGGATCGTCGCGGCTGTGGCGATGGCTCTCTTCTCATGGCTCGAGAAGAGGCTTGACCGTCCGAACGTGTCGGTCGATCTTGCGATGGACCGCGCTCGGCTTCTTCGCGCTGGCCGTCGGGTGCGCGAGTGGATGCAGCGTGAGGACCGTATTCGTGCGGGACGGCGTGCCGGTCAGGGTGAGCAAGGCGCGCGGGACGGTGCTGGTGATGCTGGACGGCCAGTGGACCGAGACGCAGCCAACTGACATTCCCGAAGGCTGGTATCTGGTCCATCCGAGCTTCGTGGAGGAAGCCCATGCCGATTAGCTTCATTCCAGAGGTCTTCTCGATACCGATCGGGACTGGACTGAAGGTCGACGCGAGCGGGAAGCTCGTCGTCGATCTTGCGCTTTCGGAGCTGAAGGACGCGACGATCACGTCGATCGCAGCCGACAACGTCATCAGGTGGGATGCAGGGACAGGCAAGTGGGTCAACATCGCGCAGACCGAACTGGTCGACGGCGGGAACTTCTAGGAGCAAGTCATGGCGAATACCGTGCGGATCAAGCGTCGAGGTAGCGGAGCAACAGGAGCGCCGAGCAGCCTGGCGAACGCGGAGCTCGCGTTCAACGAGGTCGACGATACGCTCTACTACGGCAAGGGAACCGGTGGCGCCGGCGGCACTGCGACGACGGTCGAGGCGATCGGCGGCATCGGTGCTTTCGTCGGACTGTCTGGAACGCAGACGATCACGGGAAACAAGACGTTCTCGGGAACCGTGGCGCTCGGATCGAGTGCGACCGCGACGACCCAGAGCTCGGGAAACAACACGACTGCCGTCGCGACCACGGCATTCGTCACCGCCGCCATCAGCTCTTCAGGCGGCGGAACAGTGACGAGCGTCGCTCTCACTGCGCCGAGCTTCATCTCCGTCTCTGGATCGCCTGTCACCTCCAGCGGAACGATCGCGCTATCCCTCGCGTCCCAGACCGCGAACCACGTCTTCGCGGCTCCAAACGGCAGCGCTGGCACGCCTTCATTCCGAGCGCTCGTCTCCGCTGACATCCCTGATCTCTCTGCCTCGTACCTACCCATCTCAGGGGGGACGATCTCATCGAACCTCACGGTCTCAGGGAACCTGACCGTGAACGGCACGACCACGACGATCAACTCGACGACGATCGCCGTCGACGACAAGAACATCACGCTCGGCGACGTGACGACACCGACGGACACCACTGCCGATGGCGGCGGAATCACGCTCAAGGGAGCGACTGACAAGACGTTCAACTGGGTCGACGCGACGGATGCGTGGACGAGCTCGGAGCATCTGAACCTGCTCACTGGCAAGGCGTTCTACATCAACGGCTCGAGCGTCCTGAGCTCGACCACGCTCGGATCAGGCGTGACCGCCTCGAGCCTGACGAGCGTCGGAACGATCGGAACTGGAACATGGCAGGGGACGGCAGTCGCGATCGCCTACGGAGGCACGGGAGCGACCGACGCCGGAACTGCGAGGTCGAACCTCGGACTCGCAATCGGGACGAACGTCCAGGCGTATGACGCTGGACTGGCGTCCATCGCCGGACTGACGACTGCTGCGGATCGGATGATCTACACGACCGCGTCCGACGTCTACGCGGTGACGACGCTGACCTCTGCGGGACGCGCGATCCTCGACGACGTGGACGCCGCTGCGCAGCGGACGACGCTCGGCCTGGGTACGATCGCGACGCAGGCTTCGAGCAATGTCACGATCACGGGCGGCAGCATCAGCAACCTCTCGAGTTTCGACGGCATCACGATCGACGGCGGCACCTTCTAGGAGACGCGATGGCGAATACGCTACTCCATAAGCGGTCCAGCACCGCCGCCGCAACGCCGAGCGCGGGAAGCCTCACGGTCGGCGAGTTGGCTATCAACACCGCAGACGGGAAGTTGTTCACAAAGAAGTCGAACGGAACCGTCGTTGAGATCGGCGGCGGCGGCGGCGTCAGCGACGGAGACAAGGGCGACATCACCGTCTCGTCGAGCGGAGCGACCTGGACCATCGACAACAGCGCCGTGACCTACGCGAAGATACAGAATGTCTCCGCGACCGATCGGATACTCGGTAGGTCAAGCGCAGGAGCCGGAGTCGTGGAGGAAATCACCTGCACGGCGGCGGGTCGCGCTCTGATCGACGATGCCGATGCAGCGGCACAGCGGACAACGCTCGGGCTTGGAACCATCTCTACGCAGGCTTCCAGCAATGTGTCGATTACGGGCGGCACAGTGTCAGGCGTGAAGGTAACCGACTACACCGAGCCGAAGACTTCCCCGACCATCTCCAGTGGAACCTTGACGCTCAATCTCAACGACGCGCAAGTTTTTGATGTATCGCTGAATGCCAACATCACCACGCTCACGATCTCAAACACCGATGCAACCTCAAATACGGTGAATGCATTCACGGTCATCTTCACGATGGACGGAACAGCAAGAACCGTGACATGGCCCGCAGCGGTCAAATGGGCGGGCGGAACAGCGCCGACACTGACCAGCACGAACGGCAAGAAAGATGTCTTGTCGTTCCTGTCTCCAGACAACGGAACGACGTGGCTCGGCTTTGTCGGAGGTCAGAACTTCTGATGCTATCCGCAGCTGCCGCCATGATCGCAATGCGAGCGAAGAAGTCGAGTGGTGGCGGCGGCGGCGATGTCACTCCGAACGCGGTCGACTGGGATGATGTCGCCGCTCCTGGTGGATCGACAAATACCGTGACCATCACTGGCATCAATACCGCGATAGATCTATCTATAAGTTGGACGGGATACCCTGGGTCTGGCGCATTCGATGTCTACAAGAATGATTCCCAGACATCTCTTGCAGACAATGACTCGCCATTCACTTTGTCTGTCTCAAACAACGATGAGATATATTTCTATGCTTTCAGTTCATCGGTTGCGTCCATTTCTGTGACCGTCACAAATGCGAGCGACGGAGATACGGTGCTTGATACATTCACCCTCAATGTCGGCGAAGAGGGTGGCGGCGGCGGTTGATGTGCGTGATATATAGGAGACACGCGATGGAACACGACACGCGATGGCGTTCCCAACTCGGGCAGGATCGGTTCGCATGGCTGACGCTCGACCGAAAGCGCGATGGGACATTCATCGACATCGGCGCGGGCGACCCCGAGGTAATCTCAAACACCTGGACGCTCGAGACCGGCTTCGGCTGGCGCGGCGTCCTCTGCGACATCGAGTACGCAGAGCAGCTGCGGAAACTGCGGAACCCGTCGAACGATGTCGAGGCCGACGCGTTCGCGGTCGACTGGCGCGCGCACTTCCGCAAGTGGCAGCGCGACGGGTGGATCGACTTCCTCTCGCTCGACATCGAGCCGCCGGACATGACGGCGAAACTCCTGCTCGACCTGCCGCTCGGCGAGGTGCGTTTCCGCATCGCCTGCGTCGAGCATGACGCCTACCGCTTCGAGAACGGATCGCAGCGCCGAGACCTGATGCGGAACCTGCTCGAGTGGCACGGCTATGTCCGCGTCTGCGATGTCGGCTGCGAGGTCGACGGCAAGCACGCACACATCGAGGACTGGTGGGTGCATTCGGACGCCGAGGATCTGGTCGAGCGCGCGCAGCTGGTGCTCACGGGTGGGGGCGCGATATGAAGACCGAGACCGTAGCCATCGACTCCATATCGCTTGACCCTGCGAATGTGCGTCGGCATCCCGACCGAAACATCCAGACGATCGTGGCGAGCCTGAAGCGATTCGGCCAGCAGAAGCCGATCGTCGTCACGAAGGAAGGGATCGTCATCGCCGGCAACGGCACGCTCCAGGCGGCGCGGCATCTCGGATGGAAGCAGATCGAGATAGTGCGTACGGGCCTGACGGGATCGGACGCGACCGCCTACGCCATTGCGGACAACCGCACCGCGGAACTCGCGGAGTGGGACGACGAAGCTCTGGCGCAGACGCTTGCGGCGCTCCAGATCGAGGACGATGAACTCCTACTTGCATCCGGGTTTATTGAGCAGGAACTAAATGCTCTAACAGAGCGTCACGCAAAATCCGAGGTGACGCCGGAATCCAGTGCCAAGGAAATCGACGTCGATTCATTCTCCATGCAATGCAAGTGCCCGAGGTGCAATTTTGAGTTTGATCCAAACACCTAATTGCGCATGGAATCTGACAGACCTCAAGTCCGTTCCGAAGAACGGAATCAAGGTCTTCAGCACCTTTGCTTGCGGCGGCGGATCAACGATGGGATACAAGCGCGCCGGATGCGATGTCGTCGGTGCAAATGACATCGACCCGGAAATGGCATGGCACTACAAGGTTAACCACTCGCCGCGCCACTATTTGCTCTGCCCCATTCGCGATCTTCTGACAGCCGATCTTCCGCAGGAACTCTTTGGAATCGACATCCTTGACGGATCTCCTCCATGCTCGACGTTCTCTACGAGCGGCAATCGAGAGGATGATTGGGGAAGGGAAAAACACTTCCGAGAGGGTCAGGCAAAGCAGATTCTCTCGGATCTCTTCTTTGACTTCCTCAACCTTGCCGAGCGCCTTCAGCCTCGGACGATCATCGCAGAGAATGTGAAGGGGATGATCATCGGCAATGCGAAGGGATACTGCAAGATGGTGATGCAGCGCCTTCGTGACCTTGGATACAGGCCGCAACTCTTCCTTATCAACGCCGCGGACTGCGGAGTTCCGCAGCGTCGAGAACGTGTGTTTTTCTGCGCAGTACGAAATGATGTATCGGATAGACCGCTCAAACTTACTCCGAAACATCAATGGATAAGCGTAGGAGAGGCAACTAGAGATCTGCAGGGAACTGCACAGACAAGATCTAGTGATGTGAAGCTGTCAGATCTTGTTCAAACTCTATGGAACGGAACGAAGCCGGGAGATTCTCTTGACAAAGCATCGTTGAAGATAAATGGGAAGCCGGGTTGGTTCACATGGAATCGACTTGCAGAGAATCAGCCATCTCCAACCGTTGTAGCTGGAGCCGATTCAACTTTGCACTGGTCGGAACCAAGACGATGTTCGTTCGCAGAGCTGAAGAGAATCGGAAGTTTCCCGGATGATTATGTAGCGCGAACAAATGCGATCGGTAAATACATGGTTGGAATGAGCGTACCTCCAAAGATGATGGAGGTAGTTGCGCGAGCGGTATGCTCGCAATGGCTCGGAGTATGCTATGTCGCGTCCTAAAGGCTCGGTCAAGGCTATTGACTTGGAGAAGGTCGAGGCGCTCGCTTCGTTTGGGTGCACACAAGACGAAATCGCCGTGATTATGCGATGCTGCTCGCGCACGCTTCGGGAGACGCTGACGGGAAAGAAGGCGACCCGTGGCTAGGCCGAAGCTCGTCATCGACGTCAAGCAGGTTGAGACGGCCGCGTCCATCGGATGCACCCAGGAGGAGATCGGATACATCGTCGGATGCTCCGTCCGGACGCTGCAGACGAGGCGCGATCTCCACGAAGCCTACGACCGAGGCATGGCGCGCATGCGAACGAGCCTGCGTCGGATGCAGTGGAAGAAGGCCTGCGAAGGCAACGTCACCATGATGATCTGGCTCGGAAAGCAGGTACTCGGCCAGAAGGACCGCGTCGAGGAGACGCTCAAGTCCGAGGTGGTCGAGATCGAGCGGTACACGCCGAAGGCGCTCGAGTGAAGGTGAGGATGCGGACCATAGAGTCCGTACTGCATCCGTCGCAGCGCTCGGTGCTCGCGGAGCTCGCGAGGTTCAGCGTCCTCGAGATCGGACGCCGCTGGGGAAAGACGTTCTTCGGCATGCAGCTCGCCGCCGAGGACGCGATCAACGGCCGTCCGCACGGATGGTTCGCGCCGAGCTACAAGTACCTCGCAGACCCGATGCGCGAGCTCGAGCGCATGCTCAAGCCGATCGTCCGCAGGATCGACAGGATCGAGAAGCGGATGGAGCTGCACACGGGAGGCAACATCGACTTCTGGACGCTCGAGGACGGCGACGCAGGCCGCGGACGCTCGTACTCGCGCGTCACGATCGACGAGGCCGGCTTCGCGCCTGGGCTCCTCGAGGCATGGCGCGCGGCGATCTACCCGACGCTCACGGACAGGAAGGGAGGCGCGCTGTTCCTCGGGACGCCGAAGGGAACCGGCGACTTCCACCGCCTTTTCTGCCAGGCCCAGTCGGACACGACAGGCGACTGGCGCGCGTTCCGAATCGCGAGCAAGGACAACCCGCTCCTCGATCCAGCTGAGGTTGAGATGGCGCGCAAGATGCTCCCCGCGCAGATCTTCGCGCAGGAGTTCGAGGGAGTGCCTGCCGACGACGGCGGAAACCCGTTCGGACTGGACGCGATCGCCGGCTGCGTCGGACCGATGTCGGTCGCCGAGCCTGAAGTCTGGGGTATCGACCTCGCGAAGAGCCAGGACTGGACGGTCGCGATCGCGCTCGACAGGGATGGAGCCGTCTGCAGGCTCGAGCGCTGGCAGGCTTCGTGGACGGTCACGCGCGAGAAGCTCGCGCGCATGGTCGGCGAGAAGCGAGCGCTCGCGGACTCGACGGGAGTCGGCGACCCGATCGTCGAGGATCTGCGGAAGACCTGCCGCAAGCTGAACGGCTTCAAGTTCACCTCGCAGTCGAAGCAGCAGCTGATGGAGGGACTCCAGATCGCCGTCCAGTCAGGGGAGGTGCGCTTCCCCGATGGGTGGCTCCGCTCTGAACTCGACGCCTTTGGATTCCGATACTCGGGAAGAGGAGCCGTCTCCTACGAGGCGACCGTCGGCCACGACGACGGCGTCTGCGCGCTCGCGCTTGCGGTCATGGCACGCAGGGAGCGGAAGCCATTGCTCATGAAGGTCATCTGATGAACCTGTTGCAGAGACTCAAGGCCGCGTTCAAAGCCGAGAAGCAGTCAACTGGCTCATCCAAGTGGATGCAGGCGACGACCACCGTGACGCAGGGTGGCGACTCCAAGCGTCCCGACTTCGACCCGCGCAACGCCGTCGCCTACTACCGTTCGTGGATCTATGCCGCTGCGTCGATCAACGCGATCGCCGTCGCGAGCGTCCCGCTGCGCCTGTACGTGAAGTCGAACCCGACGCTGAAGTCGCTCTGGTCGACGCGCGCTCCGTCGCGAAGGACGAAGGCGTATCTCGCCGGCGACCTCGAGCAGCGTCCGTCGCGGTTCGCGATGCGCAAGGCAGCCGAGTACGGCGAAGGCTTCGAGGAGGTCACGGAGATGCACCCCGTGACGAAGCTGCTCGCGAAGGTCAATCCGTACCAGAACGGATACGACGCGACCGTGCTCCGCGTTCTCTACACCGAGCTCTGCGGGAACGCCTACCTCAACGTCGTGAAGGACTCGGCGCTCGGCATCCCTGTCGAGCTCTACCCAATGCCTCCGCAGTACGTCGAGATCGTGCCTGGCGAGGAGCGATTCATCGAGGCATACCGCTACGGCGTGAAGAGCGACTCGCGCAAGAGCTTCTCCCCTGAAGAAGTGCTGCACTTCAAGCGTCCGAATCCCGGCAACCTCTACTACGGTCTCGGAAAGGTGGAGGCTGCATGGGGAGCGGCGATGATGAACGCTGCCGTCCATGAGATGGACCTCGCGTTCTTCGAGAACCGAGGACGACCCGACTACCTGATGACCGTGAAGAGCGACGCGGGACCGGAGGAGATCGCGCGGCTCACCGCCGAGGTCGAGGAGAAGCTCCGCGGCAAGAGCCGAAACGGTCGCTTCCTGACCGCCAGCGCGGACATCGACATAAAGCCTCTCTCGTTCCCGCCGAAGGATCTGAGCGGACGCGACGAGATCGTCGAGGAGATCGCCGCTGTCTTCGGCGTGCCTGTGTCGATGCTCAAGGCGAACGATCCGAACCTCGCGAGCGCGCAGACTGGATACGCGCAGTGGCGCGAGATGACGATCCTCCCCATGCTCCGCATGGACGAGGAGGTTCTGAACCAGAGCCTCCTGCCGATGTTCGGTCTCGAGGACGACGCCTTCCTCGCCTACGACAACCCCGTGCAGGAGGACAAGCGCTTTGAGATGGAGGAGCGTCGCACCGCCGTCGCCGGCGGATGGCGCACGGTGAACGAGGCGCGAATGGAAGAGGGACGCGAGCCGATCGAGGACGAGTTCGCGGACAGGCTGCTCTTCAACGGTCAGCCGCTCGGAGGCGCTGCCGCGATGCCTCCCGCCGCGCCTTCTACGTTCGGACTCGCCTCTGCTGATCCTGCGAAGCCTGAGCAGCCTGCGCAGGACGCCGCGCACGCCTGGGGTATCGACGTCGAGGCGCAGGAGCCGAACGCGAAGGACGCGCTCTCCGACTGCGTCTCCGAGAAGATTCCGAAGCTGCTTGACGAAGGCTATCCGCAGGACCAGGCGGTCGCGATCGCCTACTCGATGTGCTCAGGCAAGTCGATCGAGGACGCGGTCGCCGAGCTCGAGCGCAAGGAGCTCGAGCAGGATGCGTCTCCGTCCGTGAAGGCGATCTCCGACATCGACACGCGACCTCCGCAGACGGTCGCCGACAACGCGCGCCGAGCGCTCGAGGTCCGCGCTCGGAAGCCTGAGTCGCAGCGCGGCATGACAGCCGTCGGACTCGCGCGCGCGAGAGACCTGCAGAACCGCGTCGCGCTCTCCGAGGACACGATCCGCCGGATGCTCGCCTACTTCGAGCGCCATGAGTCGGACAAGCAGGGAGAGACGTGGGACGACCAAGGGAAGGGATGGCAGGCCTGGAACGGATGGGGAGGCGACGACGGCTTCGCTTGGGCCAGGCGAAAGGTCGAGCAGTTTGACCGAGAGCGCGAGAAGCGCGTCGGATCGCGTCGCGTCCAAAAGGACTCCGGCTGCATCGAGGTCAAGGATTGCGGCGTCGGTCCAGATGGTTTCCAGGAAGGCAACACCTGCGGATCAGGCGGTGGCGGCGGTGGAGGAGGAGGATCGGATAAGCCGAAGGAATCCAAGCCGCGAGCCAGCAAGCCGCGCCAGCGGCTGCGAGACCGCATCGAAGGTACTCCTGCGGAGGCGAAGCGCGAGGTCGCGAAGCTCGACCGCAAGGTGGAGAAGCTGAAGCAGACAGCCACCAAGCTGCGCGCGGCTCAGGCTGCATTTGAGGCGACGAGGTCGTCTCCTTCCGTTCCGAAGGCGACGAAGGAGCAGATCGAGAGCAAGGTGCAGTCGGCGATGTCGCGCATCTTCGGATCAGAGAAGCCGAAGGAGGCGAGCGTCGCTCGCGCCGCCGACGCCGCCGGACGCAAGCTCGATGCGGCGAAGACCAGGCTCGCGGCGCGCGAGCAGAAGCTTTCCGATGCGAATGCAAAGGTCGAGAAGCTGCGCGCCGAGTTCCGCGCCAAGTTCGGGAGGGATCCGTCATGAACGAAGAAGAGATGCTCAAGGCGCTCGAGGATGCTCTCGACGAGGTCGATGCGATCACGGATGAGGTCGTGGACGACACAGGCGAGATCGACGAGATCGAGGCTGCGATCGGAGAGCTTGACGAGGCTGTTTCGATGGCTGAATCGGCGACAAAGTCTGCAGGAGGCTGTGGGTGCGGATGCTCTGATGGTTGCAAGAAGATATCCGTCAAGCGCCTCTGGTCGGATCACGTCGTCACGAAGTCGGTCGGCGACGCCAGCGAGGAGGAAAGCCGCATCGCGTCCGCCGTCGACAAGGTGCTGCAGCGGCAGATCCGCGAAGCGATCAAGGCGATCCGCGAGTCGAGCGCTCCGACGCAGGAGCTCACCGTCAAGGTCGAGACGCTGCTGATGAGCGCCAAGTGGAACCGCGAGATCGTGGACGCGATGCGTCCGTACCTGCAGTCGGCTATCCGAGATGGATTGATCGTCGGCAACAGGACTGTGCAGGAGGTCGCCGCGCTTGCTCCCGAGTTCGCTCCACCGACTCCCGAGCTCGACGCCTACGTCGAGGCAGAGTCGACGCGCCTCGCGCGCCGCGCAGCCGGATCGGTCAATCGGTACACGGCCGTCCGCGTCTCTGCTCTGCTAGGTGATGGACTGCAGGCAGGCGCGACGATCGACGAGCTGGCGGACGGCGTGCAGGAGTGGGCTGGACGCGCCGGCGACGACGACCGCGCCACGAGGAACAGAGCGGTGACGATCGCGCGAACCGAGGCGCAGCGCGCGATGCGGAGCGCCGAGGTCGAGGCATGGCGGTCGAGCGGCATCGTCGAGGGTAAGACGTGGCTGCTCGCTCCAGACCCGTGCGAGTTCTGCCAAGCGATGGCGGACCAGTTCGAGAAGAACGCGGTCGGGATCGACCAGGCGTTCCTGACGCGCGGATCGGTACTGACTGGAGCCGATGGAGGCGAGCTCGAGCTCGACTACGAGAACATCGAAGGACCGCCGCTGCATCCCAACTGCCGATGCAGCCTGCAGCCGAAGCTCGTCGACGGATACCAGGACATCGCGAGCGAGATCCAGGCTGAGATCGAGCGCGAGGAGAGAGCGGCGAGGGAGGCACAATGACGACCATGCAGACGAAGGCACTGAGCGCGCAGATCGCGCCGAGCGCGAGCGGATTCTCCGCGGTCATCACCAGCGAGACGATCGACCGCGACGGCGAGGTACTGATCCCGAGCGGCATGAACTCGAAGGAGTTCGAGCGGAACCCGACGCTCTTCTGGAACCACGACTACGCGGAGCCTGTCGGCAAGGCGGTCGGCCAGCTGAAGAGGAAGGAGCGCGAGATCGTCGCCGACTTCGTCTTCGCGAAGCGTCCCGACGGATACGCCGGTGAGTTCTTCCCCGAGGTCGCCGCCGCACTCGTCGGACAGGGGATCGTGAGCGGCGTCTCCGTCGGCTACGTGCCGGAGGAAGGCGGCGTCCGCATGGCGACGGACATCGACCGCAAGAAGTACGGCGGCTCCGTGTCGCGGATCTTCTCGCGCTGGAAGCTGCTCGAGGTCAGCCTCGCTCCGCTGCAGGCGAATCCCGAGGCGCTCATCACCGCGGTCAAGAAGGGTCTCTGCTCTCCTGTCGGCGCGAAGCGCTGGTTCGGGATCGACGTGCCGAAGCGCATCGTCGTGACGGTCGACGTCCCCGCGCGCTCAACTGCGGCGAAGCCGAAGCCGATTGACGTCGATGCCATCGTGCGGCGGGAAATCGCGCGCGCGAAGGGTGCCGTGAGGCTCTGACTTGGACCGGCTGTCGGCGTGTGCCTGGACAGCGGCCCTGGAGCCACGCCTGACGGCACGCAACAGGAGCAGCCAATGAAGACCATGACCATCGACCAGTTCAAGGACGCGCTGACCAAGGCCGCGAAGGCAAAAGGTGAGGCAGGCGTCGTCGCACAGAAGAAGCTCATCCTCGAGGGAGACTTCATGATCACCGACGCCGCAGGCGTCGCCGTGGATCCCGAAGCGCTCGACGTCGCGATCCGCGCTGCGGCTCCCGCGATGGAGGAGGATTCGGCCGACACCGCAGGCATCGAGGAGAAGGTCGCCAAGAGCGTCCGCAGCGCGCTCGGCATCCGCACGACCGGCGGCTCGGCCGCGATGGCAGTCACCGCCGAGCCGAAGGCCTGGGAAAGCGCCAAGCAGTACGGCCGCCTCAAGGCTTTCAAGTCGAAGGAAGCGGCGTACCGCTTCGGCTCCTTCTGCCTCGCGGCGATGGGCCACCGCAAGAGCGCGCAGTTCTGCGCGAACAACGGCATCCATGTGAAGGCGCACTCCGAAGGCGTGAACAGCGCCGGCGGCTTCCTCGTTCCCGACGAGTTCGAGAACGAGATCGTGACGCTCCGCGAGCAGTACGGCGTCTTCCGCCGCAACGCGAAGATCTACCCGATGTCCTCCGACACGCTGCGCATCTCGAAGCGCACGGCGGGCCTCACGGCGTACTTCGTCGGCGAGATCAACGCAGGCACCGAGAGCACCCAGACCTTCGACAGCGTCCAGCTGGTCGCGAAGAAGCTGATGTGCCTCACGACCGTGTCGAACGAGCTCCTCGAGGACGCTCTCGTCAACATCGGCGACGACATCGCCAACGAGGTCGCGTATGCGTTCTCGCTCAAGGAGGACGACGCGGGCTTCAACGGCACCGGCACGTCGACCTACGGCGGCATCGTCGGACTCGCCGGCGCGCTGACCAACGCGACCTACCAGGTCTCGACCAGCGCGACGACGACCTATGCGAGCGTCTCGAAGGAGGAGATCTCGGCTGCGCTGGCGAAGCTCCCGAACTGGGCCTTCCAGCGCAACAACGTCAAGATCTACTGCCACAAGTCGACCTATCACGCGATCTTCGAGCGTCTCGCGATGTCGGCAGGCGGAGCTACCGCCACCGAGTTCGCGAACGGCATCGCTCCGCGGTACTTCGGCTACCCGGTCGAGTTCTCGCAGGTGCTCCCCGCCGTGACGGCGACCACCGGCGCTGACGGCGACGTGCTTGCGTACATCGGCGACCTCTCGCAGGCGTGCTTCCTCGGCGACCGCCGCTCGACCGCCATCGCGTTCTCCGACTCGGCGCTCAATGCGTTCGAGCAGGACGAGCGCGTCGTGCGCGGCACCGAGCGCTTCGACATCGTCTGCGCCAACGTCGGCGGCTCCACCGCCACCGGCGCGATGGTGAAGTTCACCCTCTGATCTGACAGGAAAGGAACCACACCATGAAGAGCTCCACCAAGATCCTCAACACCATCGCGGCAGGCGTCTCGACGCTCACCGCAGAGTTCGACACGCAGGGCTTCAACTACGCGAAGGTCTACGTCTGCACGTCGGGAACCGTCGCTCCTTCTTCGTCTGGCAACAGCGTCGTCGAGAGAGAGACGTCCGGAGGCACGACCAACGCCATCAGCGGACTCGTCCAGGGAACCGACTACACGCTGTCCACCGCGACCAACAACACGTCGGTCGCTAAGATCGTGTACGGCATCCCGCTCGGCGGCCGCAAGCGCTACCTGTTGGCCACGTTCACCAGCAACACGTCGGTGACGGCGAATGCGTCGATCATCTGCGAGCTGAGCGACCCGTACGACTCCATCCTCGTCCGTCGCGCCGGCACCGCCGCGACCGATGCGGCCGGCAGCGTCGTCAACATCTGATCGGAGTCCATCCCCTCCGGGTGCGGGGCGGAATTCGTGCCGCCGCGCTTCTGTTTTGACCTCGCGCTGCTATGCTCCCCGCAGGAGGCACAATGGAGATCAAGGACGGACATCTCAGGATCGGTGAGGCGAGGAAGATCGACCTGTCAGGGATCGCGGATGCATCGCTCAAGTCGGTCGAGTTGGGGAGCCTGCTCGACCGACTGCCGGCAAAGGAGGCGCTGCCGGTCCTGCGGGGATTCGCGCAGAAGATGGCCGACAAGGCGCGGATGACGCTCGACGTCGCCGACTTCGACTGGGTCTGCGCCGCCTACCAGAGCGGGGAAGCTGACGCCGAGTCCATCCTCTGCGCGGACGGGATGAACCGCTCGATCTGGAACCGCAGCAAGCTCTGCGACACGGTGAACATGGCTGGCCTCGAGATCGTCGGAGGCGTCGACGGAGGCCTCGGATGGAAGCCGTCTCCTGAGCGGATCGCCGTCACCTGCGAGAAGCGCGTCCGCAGGGAGCCCGAGATACCGCTCAAGGACGTCACTGCTCTGATGAGTCTCCCGCGCATCGCCTGGACGGAGACGTTCGCGCATTCCCTCGAGGTCTGTTCGCAGCTCCAGATGCGCTTCGTCAAGAGCACCGGCGTCTTCTGGGGACAGTGCCTCGAGCGGCTCATCACAGGCGAGCTCGAGCGCGGACAGAAGTACGCGCTGACCATCGACTACGACTCGATCTTCGACGCGCGCGACGTCGTGCGCCTTTGGCAGATCATGGAGGAGCGTCCCGACATCACGGCGCTCTGTCCGCTCCAGATCGGACGCGACCGCGACCAGCTGCTCCTCAACCTGATCGACGAGGACGGGAAGTCGATGGAGCGGGTGACGACCGACTACTTCCATCAGGAGGCGGTGCGGATCAAGAACGGTCACTTCGGGCTGACGATGATCCGCCTTGAGCACCTGAAGGACATCGCTCATCCGTGGTTCCTCGGCGTGCCGAACGAGCACGGACGGTGGGACGAAAACCGCACCGACGATGACATCTACTTCTGGCACAAGCTGCACGCGGCGGGACGGACGATCTGCGCGACCCCGAAGGTAAGGCTCGGACACCTGCAGCTCGTCATCACCTGGCCTATGGACGATTGCGCGGTGCGGCATCAGTACCTCGGCAAGTACCACTCAGACGGGAGGCCGCCTGAATGCATGAGCTACTGATCGTACTGAGGACGTTCTCGATCGCCGACGAGCGGTCGGGACGTCGCGAAGTCCGTCCAGGCTGCGTCGTCAGCATCCCGACCGAGCTTGTCGACGGACTCATCAGATCGGGACACGCGATGCGGGTCACTCCTCCTGCGCCGCTGTTCGCGGAATCGACGGAGCCTGCGCCGAAGCCGATGAGAGGCAGGAAGGCACGCAATGCAGATCGACTCAAATCCGCTCACGACGCTGGCAAAGCTGAAGACGTGGCTCGGGATCACGACCGTCGCGGATGACGCGGTGCTCCAGTGGTCGATCGAGGCGGCGTCCCGCGCCGTCCAGACTTACTGCGGACGGAACTTCACCGAGACCCGGTACTACGAGATCCGCGACGGCGGCGAGTCGCGCCGGATGGCGCTCGCGCACTACCCTGTCTCGATCGTGCGCTTCGTCGGGATCGGATGGGACTCGGTGCTGACCGTCTCGAGCACGATCTCGACGGACGTGGTCGCGACCGTGGCGGTCGACCCGACGCAGATCCACCTCTACAGGATGTCGAGCACGGGAACCGACACGACGACCAACGTGAACTTCGCCAACCATCAGACGAGCGGAGAGGTCGTCACGCATATCAACACCATCACGGGATTCTCTGCTTCCCTGATTCTCGACGTGCCGGCGGTCTACATCCGCAAGCTCGCGGGACGATCGCTCAAGAACGGTCCCGCGTACCTCGAGGCTCCGACAGACGGTCTCGAGGACTACCAGGTCGACCTCGACTCAGGAATCATCTACGGACAGCAGCTCCCGATCCATCGGTCGGTGCTCGTCGACTACACCGCCGGCTACGCGACGATCCCATACGACGTCGAGAACGCGACCATCTCGATCGCCGCTCGCCTGTTCCGTGACAGGACGCGCGATCCAGGAGTGACGAGCGAGAGCCTCGGCGGGTACTCGTACTCGCGCCGCGGATCATCCGAGATCGACGCGACCGAGGCGAAGATGCTCGCTCCGTACAGGAGGCTTCGGTGAGCATCTCGAGCCTCGTGTCCGAGTTCGGACAGACGCTCTACCTCTATCGTCCGACGAACACGGTGAGCTCGGACGGCAAGCCGCTGCGCACCTATGCGCAGGTCACGAGCTTCACTGGATTCATTCAGCCTGGAGCGCAGGGTCAGGACGTCCTCGAGGGACGGCAGAGCGGAAGGACGGGTGGAACGATCTATGTCTCTGGCACGCTCGACGTGCGGATCGACGACGAGATCTACTCGGGTACGAGCGGCACGGTCGACCGATGGCGCGTCACAGGCGCGTCGAATCCAGGAGAGGTCGGACGTCTGTCCGCGAGCCATCGCCTCAACATGACCGCGATCGACGTCACCGAGGTCGAGCCGAGGATCACGCCATGACGCCGCAGCAGGGACCGATCATCGACATGGCGCTCGTACGCGCGAAGACGCAGGCTGCGGTCGCCGAGGCTCTGAATGCCTCCATGCTGATCCTCAGCTCCTCGATCCGCACGATGCTGAGCCAGCCTGGAACGGGGATGCAGTACTTTCGCGGCCAGGGATTCGGACGGCGCAGGAACCGACGTCAGGCAGGCGTCCACGTCGCGTCCGCTCCAGGCAGGCCGCCTGCCGTCGATACGAACCGCCTGCGCGCATCCTTCACGGTCTCGTCGGTCCCGAAGCAGGGATCGCGCTCATCTGGCACCGACGCATTCGTCGCGAACGTGCAGGAGCCGACGCGCACCGTCCTGACCTTCGGATCGCGCGTGCCGTATGCGGTGTTCCTCGAGTTCGGGACTCGCCGCGTGCGCCGTCGTCCATACATCGCGCCGACGCTCGAGAAGTTCCGTCCGAAGCTGCCGGCGATCTTCGCGGTCGCCTTCAAGCGCCACTTCCCGAGGGTCAAGGCATGAGCGCGAAGGCGATGCTCGACGCGATCTGGACGCGCCTGCAGGCTTCGACGGTCTACTCGACGGTCGGAGGCAGAATTGGCTTGTCGGAACTGCCGGCGAACACGGCGCTTCCGCTGGTCGTATACGACTTCGAGTCTGCGCCGACCTGCGAGAAGCTCTTCGGGAGCGTCGAGCGGTTCGAGGGGATTCTCGTCTTCCGCATCTACCAGAGCGCGGCCGCGGGGAACACGCTGCACACGGTCTCGGCAGACCTGCTGACCGCGATGAGCGCCACGATCTCGCCGACCGGGTTCGACAGGCTGACCGCCGTCAGGATCTCCGTTGGGTCGCCTTCATTCGAGGACGACGGGTGGACGATGGTAGACAGGTACAGGGTCGTTGGATACCGAACAAGCTGAGGCAAAGAAATGGCAATCGACCAATACATCGTCGGCAATGACGGAGACGTGAGCTTCTCGATCGGAGGCACGGCTCAGAGCTTCATGAAGGTCACGACCTTCACCGCGAACCTCTCGCGGAACGTCTCGGTCATCACCGGCTTCGGCGACACCGGCGGACGCCGTCGCCTCGGGATGCTCGACCTGACAGGCACGCTCTCAGGCGTCGCAGGCGTCGGCGTCGCGACCGTTACGACGAGCACGAACTCCATCTTCTCGCAGGACTTCTCGAGTCCAGTGACGAACAGCACGAATCACTTGGTGCAGGCGACGCTTACGCTCTACAGCGGCACCGCGGCGACCAGCTCCGCGAAGATCGTCGCCAAGTGCGTTCTCTACAACTGGAGCTTCAACAGCGCGAAGGCCGGCGACTCAACGCTGTCGTGCAACATCGAGAACGCGGATGGCGTCGCGCCAGTCGTTACCTGGCTGACCTGATGAACGAGTTCGAGAAGGCGATGGCGGTGGTGATGCCTGACGGGTCGGACTGGCTCGTCACGGTCGTCCCTCGCTTTGGTCCCGTGAGGAACCGCAGGATCTCGCCTGGGACGATCACGGAGGAGCAGGCGGTCGAGATCGCGCTTTCGGTCGAGAGGCTCAGGCGCGACCAGCTGCGCGACCTGTCGGTCAGGCGCGTCGGCGACAGGAGGCTCGAGGTGCCGACGGCAGGCGATCCGCTGTCGGACCTCATCAGGAGGATCATGGAATGAACATGGCTGCATCGTTTCCCGTCACCGTCAAGGGACGGACGTATGAGCTCCGTCCGCTCACCGTGCGCGAGCGGATGAAGCTCGCGAACATCCACGTCGACCGCGAGCGTACGAAGGCGATCGACCTCGCTCGAGCGATGGAGGCGAAGGGACGAGAGGCCGCTGAGTTCGTCGCCGCTCGCGTGGACGAGGCGGAGAAGATGAGTTCCTTCGTGATGAGCTGCTTCTCGCTCGAGGGAGCGATGTCGGTCCTGCTCCTCGCCGCGCGCAGCCATGCCGAGGCTGAGGAGATCGGATCGCTCGTCGAGCCTGCCGAGATCGGACGCATCGCGGCCATGTGCCTCAACGTGGCGGTCGCTTCTGCCGATGGAACGGATGCAGACTCGGGAAACTGAGCGCGCCTCCGCAACCGGAGCGGAAGCGCGACCTGCTTGCGGAGGCACACTTGATCGCTCGCACGGCTCCAGGACTCGGAAATCCGCTCGACCTCACCTGCGCTGAGTTCGACGAGCACCTGCGCCTCTCGGTGAAGGGTGGCTCCGTTTGATCGCCGGCGACCTCGAGATCCGCATCGCGGCGGTATACGACCAGCTCGGTCGCGACCTCAAGGCGGCAGAGCAGACGAGCGCTCGGTCAGGCATGGTCTCTGGCCAGCAGTTCGGCCGAGAGTTCGACAATGCCTCCTCGACGTATCTGGCGCAGGCTGCGAATGGTATCAAGCTCAAGTTCCAGAAGGCGCTTTCAGGAGCGAACCTCGCCGCGACGTTCGCGAACAGCCTTGAGGCAGGAATCCGATCCGGTTCTGCAGAGGAGTCCGTGAAGGCTGCGATACGAGCGATCCCGATCGTCGGAGGACTGATCGACGCCGTCGCCGATGCTGTCGTCGAAGGCGTCACAGGCGCGAAGGCGATGGCTGCTGCAGAGGCTGCTCGAGCAGAGCAGGAGAAGAAGGCGGTCGAGTTCCGCACGCGGCTCACGAAGCTCGAGGTCGAGCGCATCCAGACCGTGCAGCAGGCAGAGGTCGACGCCGCGATGGAGGTCGACAAGCGCAAGGGACTGATCGAGAAGGCGCGGCTCGACATCTTCAACGCGCGCGCTCAGACGAATGAGCGTCTGGCGCAGAACATCGACAAGCAGGAGCGGGACAAGATCCAGGAGATCCAGCGCCTTCGGGAGCAGGCGATCAAGGACAGGCTCCAGCGCGAGCTGCGCGCTCTCGACGAGGCGGACGCGAAGGCGAAGCAGATCGAGGACGAGCGAAAGGCGCGCGAGGCGAAGGAGCTCCAGGACAAGAAGGACCGCGAGATCGCGCGCATCGAGGAGGAGGCGAAGACGAGAGCGTCGACGCTGCGCGAACAGGCAGCCGCCGTGCAGTCGTCCGTCTCGAGCTTCTCGACCTCGTTCGGGACGTTCAAGTTCTCGAGCTACACGGAGGCAGAGAAGAAGCAGGTCGACCGCGACATCCTCGACCAGATCAAGTCGATCTACGCCGAGGCTCGCCGGCTTCGCGATGCGGTGCAGGCTGGCGGCGGAGGGTTCAACTGATGGCGCAGGTGACGGTCGAGGCGCTTGACACGCGATCGCTCTCCGACAGCGGAGGACGCCTTGTCGGTACGCGGTCATTCTACGTCTATGACGACACGACTCCGATGGTCGAACCGTCGTCGATGCAGTTCGGCACAGGCGGGATGCCTGACTACGGCGAGTCCTTCCCAGGCGAGCCAGAGGTATTCGCGACCAGCTTCTCGATCGAGGCGGTTCCGAACTCGAACTACGTCTGGCGGATCACGTGGCAGTACATGGCCGGCGGCGGCGGCGAGATCATCCTTCCGATCGACGTGCAGCCGATGTCGCCTGGGTACGTCACGATATCGCTCGAGTATGGAGGAGAGTTCCGAGACGCATGGAGAGCGGATCCAGGCTTGACTCTGTGGAGTCCGTCCTACACGGGAACGGACATCGGTGGCACGAAGATCGACGCGGCTGGAGAGCCGACGAGCGTCTTCGTCCCGATTCAGATGCTGATCGTCGAGGAGACGGTCACTTCTGGCTCGATGGCTTCGCGTTCAATCAACATCAGGCTACAGACAGGCACTCGCAACTCGAGCGCCTTCTATGGAGCAGAGCGGGGATCGCTGCTCTATGAAGGAGCGAGCGCTCGTCGCGTAAGCCTGACGGCGTATTCGGTGACTCACCGATTCCGATACGACGAATGGCAGCACGCTCGGCAGCAGCCACGGATGAACCAGCAGCGGCAGCCGGACGTCGACATCTATGCAGGCATCATCCAGGCGAACTCCGTCCGATGGGTGCAGCCGTTCCCGAACACCACGAACTTCAACGCACTCTCGGAGAACTTCTGATGGCAGGCGAGATCACACTGAACGCGAAGATCGCGGTGATAAAGGGGTCGCTCGTCCAGCGGTTCGACCCAGGAACGCTGTCGCTCGACATGAGCGGCTCGACCGCAGACGGTGCGGTGCAGTCGATCCCGACGACGGCGGCGGGAACGGCGCTCGACGTGTCGGCGCTCACGACCGCCGGATGGTCGTACTTCTGCAACACGGACTCGACGAACTACATAGACGTCGGCGTCCAGGTCGCAGGCACCTTCTATCCTCTGCTCAAGCTGAAGGCCGGTGAGTCGACCATCGCTCGGCTTGGGACGAACAGTCCATACGCTCGAGCAAACACCGCAGCCGTCAACCTCCAGTATTTCATCTTCAACGACTGATGCCTTTCCCCAAGTTCACCAGCGGCGGGTCGGGACGACTGACCTTCGACGTGATGAACGAGCTCTTCGCGCGCGTCGAGAAGCTCGAGGGTAAGGCGCGTCCAAGCGGACTCGAGCTGCCGCAGATGAAGCACGCCTTCTTCGCGAAGGTCACGGCGCAGAACCTGTCGCCGAACCAGCATCAGTTCAGCTTCGCGGAGGTCTGCAGGCAGAACCCGCAGACCGCGTACAGCGGCACGCTCGACCCTGCGGCATGGACGCCGGTGAACGGGGGACAGACGAGCGCCGGCGTGCCGCTAGCAGGAGGCACGGTCAGCTCGTTCCGCTATCCGATCATCGGAAGCGGGATCACGGTCGGCACGATCCTGCCGATCGTCGCGAGCGTCGACGAGAAGGGAAACCTGGTCTACGTTCCGATCCAGGCAGGTGGAGGCAGCGTTTCATTCCCAGCAAAGATCGTCTCATCGACTTCCGTAACGCTGAATCAGCAGTGGAGATACACTGTTAGAAGAGTTCAGCGAACCCCTGGCGGTTTTACCGACGTTCCTGGAGCACCGGATGTAACTGCCTGGAATGGTGCAGAATATGTAATCGACGCGCCTCCGATCTTCGGTGTCGGAATGCAGCCGCCGCAGAGCGGGACGCTGCAGATGATCCGTCAGCCGATCCTAAACTTCGTCGTCGTAATAGTGACCGATGACGGCTTTGGGGAGCTCGTCTTCTCCATGCCGAACGGATACAGGGTGATCTGCTGATGAGCTCTCTACCGACGACTTTCAACCTCGCCGACCGCTCGCTGCGTCCGAACCGCCGTCTCGCCGCAAGGCTGCTGCCGGCGGCGAAGCTGACGGTCTACGAGTGTCCGCAGTCGCGGACGTGCAGCGTCACCTCGGTCGTGGTCGCGAACGTGACCGCCGCAGCCGAGGAGGTCGACCTGCATCACGTGATCCCGACCGAGAGCGCTGGAACCTCCAACGCTCTGCTCTATTCGGTCTCCGTCGCCGCCAACAGCACGATGGTCGTGGAGCTGCCGATCACGCTGACCGCAGGCGACAAGCTGGTCGCTCAGGGTTCGACGGCTTCCGCGCTCTGCGTCACGGTCTACGGGTCTGACGGATGACGTGGGAGACGTTTCCGTGCTGCTGCGGTCCTGGGCAATGCTGTCCATGCAATCCGTTCTACGGAGGCACGACCGCATGGCGCGTGAAGTGGAGCGGCCTGGTCTCGGCGAGTCCGAACCTTGATTGCTCATGCGTCGCACAGAACGCCGTCGATCTTGGCAATGGATTCGGCGAGGCATCAATGCTCGTCAGCTCCCATCAATCGACGCGCGGAGAGTACGTCGCGACCTGGGTCAACACGACCAACGTGCTCAGTCCTTCATTCTGCACGCTCACCGGCTTCACCGAGGATCCCGACCTGAACCCGAAGATCTTGGCGCAGGACTATTTCGTTCAGCTTCCGAACGGACAGTGCGGACCGTTTCCAAACAGGACTCGGTATGTCGCCGGTTCATGGCGTGTCCGAATGACATTGTCGCCTCCGATCTTTCCATGTCCGACCAACAGCCTGACCGTGCCTCGTCCGTGGATCGTCACGGCGGGAGTCCAGGGGATCGCGAACTTCGTCTTCAGGGGTAGCACTAGCTGCACGTCTCCAGGTCCGTTCGCTCTAGACCTGCAGGCTTCAGTCGTCAATGCCGTGCAGCTTCCATCCCCTTCAGGATCATTCGACTGCGCTTCGACTCCTGCAGGAGTCCTTTCGTGGAACGCGGGGACGGTCTCGGTGGCATGAGCGGATGTCGATACATGGTCGGCGGATCATGCTCAAGCAGGCTTGCGCTGCCTGTCTACGGCGCTCGTCCGTCTCCTGCTACCTGCGAGCAGTGCGAGTTCCGAAACGGAATCCGCGGACTCGGCGATCTGGTCGCGCTTGCGATCTCGTACACGCCGTTCAAGTCGATGCAGGGGAAGTGCGGCGCCTGCAAGCAGAGGCAGGATGCCTTGAACCATGCCATGCCGACGAAGGCGTGCGGATGCGCGAACCGCTCGGCGCAAGCCGATGAGAGCGGAAAGGCGGCACCATGAGCATCACCTACACTGGTACGAACGGACTCTTCACGCGCCTCGGCGCGCTCGTCTACATGATGGACGCGGTCCGCACGCACCAGAACAACCTGCTCACGCTGTTCGCGAACGTGCAAGGCGAGTATTCGACCGCCGACCGCTACATGATCGACCAGCTGTCAGGGAACATCGAGGCGCGGATCGCGGAGGCAGGCGGCATCCTCGAGGATGTCCGCGCGGCGGCGGTGAAGACGATCGTCGAGATGGCGTACGCCGACAGCGCCACCTCGACCGCGAACACGATGCAGACAAAGCAGATCAGCGATGCGCTCGTCTTCCTGATCCGCGACATGGATGCGACCAGCAACAAGGTGAAGGGAACGACCGTCGCGGCAGGCGTCCTCGGAACGGGAGCCGGCAACACCGGCAACGGCACGATGACGCAGCTGCTCGAGGCTCCGAACATCCTGCTTTCCTCGACGAACGACTGGCCGAACATCCGAGCCGACCTCCTCGAGTTCCGCTGCGTCCAGGACGCGCAGAACGGATCCATCTCGGCAGGCAGCGAGATCTTCCAGGTGCGCGGCGGCGCTTCGTACAGCGGACTGGACTACCGATTCCCAGGCGGGAGCGGCACCGACATCAGGCTTACCTCCGTCTGCGCGAGCGTCGACAACGGCGCGATCTATACGAACATCCTCACCAACTCCGACCTCGAGGACTGGACGAGCAACATCCCCGACCAATGGACGGTCTCAAGCGGAACCGCCGGCACCGACTTCTCGCGCACGACGACATTCGCGCGCGGGACTTATGGACTGAAGGCCGAGGTGACTGGCGCGACTTTCAAGATCCGCCAGCAGCTCGGGTCGGTCGGCGGGACGCTCGGCAGGCTGACGCCTGACCGAGCCTACGTGCTCGCGGCGATGATGAAGAAGGACGCGACCGCCACCGGGACGATCCGCCTGAGCCTACAGGACGGCAGCGGAAACATCCTCAACTCAGGAGCGGTGGCGATCTCGCAGTCGGTCGCGAGCCTGACGACCTCATACGCGCTCGTCACGCTGGCGTTTCGCTCTCCGAAGGCGCTGCCGAGCACGGTGTACATCTCGCTCGAGACGACGACGGCGGTCGCGACGGCCGCCGCATACGTCGATGAGATCAGGCTCGCGGAGATGCCGGCGATCGCGCCAGGCGGCCAAGCCGTGACCGTCCTGACCGGCACGACGGACTGGGCCGTCGATGACACGCTCCGCAAGAAGTTCTCGAACAACAATGAAGGCGCCTTCGTCCGCGCCTTCGACCGCCTGTTCGAGATGTACCGGCTCGGACTCAGTCTGCCGCAGAACTACCTCGGCAGCGAGACCATCTCTGACTCTCTGATCGCCTGAGCAGCTCGCGCAGGAGCATCGACCGAGCCTGCGCGACGAGGTTGCGGAGCTCGTCGTCGTCGGCTAGGTCGAGCGCGACCGTGTAGAGGTCGAGCGTCGTCCACTCGACGGAGAGGATCGACGGCGATGAGGTCGCCTCGCGGCCCATGCAGCCTCGCTGGATATCCGACCGACGGAGTGCATAAAGGCACTGCAGGACGTGCTCTTGGACCCTCTTGGCCTTGAGCTTGTCGAGTTTCGGAGGAATGTCTGCAGGACCGTCCCCTTGCATGGCGATATACTAGACGCAGCGGCAGGAGCCGCAACGCCTCGCATGGAGCGAGGCAGAAGGAGACATCATGCCAGAATGGGATATCACCCCAGTCGTGTTCCTCGCGGTACTCGCGGTGGTTCATTTCTTTCCGCACGGTCTGAGCCTGAAGGGAGGTCGCGATGAGTGATCTCGTCAAGGCCGGCACCCAGGCGCTCGAGGCGTACATCGCCGCTGGGGACATCGAGCGGCTCGACAGCGGCCAGCGGATCGCGCTCTACCGCGCGGTCTGCGACTCGCTCGGACTCAACCCGCTCACGCAGCCGTTTCAGTACCTGCGCTTGAGCGGGAAGACGGTCCTCTACGCGACCAAGAGCTGCACCGAGCAGCTGCGCCAGATCCACGGCGTATCGGTCACCTCGATGCAGAAGGAGGTCTTCGGCGAAATCTTGGTCGTCACGGTCGCAGTCCGCGAGAGGGGTGGACGCGAGGACATCGCGACCGGCTCGGTCTGCCTCAAGGGTTTGGGAGGCGAGAACCTGTCGAACGCATACATGAAGGCAGAGACGAAGGCCAAGCGCCGCGCGACGCTCTCGATCTGCGGACTGGCGGTTCTCGACGAGAGCGAGACGGATTCGATCGCGGGAGCCGAGCGCCGCTCGGTCGATGATCTGCACGGACGGCAGGAAACGGCTCAGGCGGCCGCTCCGGCTCCGTCCGAGCCGAAGGCGAAGGCGAAGCGCGGCGGGAAGCATGAAGCGCCTGCGGCGGCTCCTGCGGCGCTTCCAGAGGCGGTCGAGGCCGAGGTGGTTGCCGCGGAACCGCGGAGGCTCCTGATCCACCCTGACGCGGGGATCTCGGTCGTCGCGAACGCCGCCGGCCGCAAGGTCTGGAGGATCGACCAGGACGGGATCGACCGACCGCTCGCGATCCTTGACGAGAAGCTCGCAGGCATGGTCGAGGCGGTCGGAGCCTTCGGCGGGATCTGCTCGGTCGCCGTCGAGGAGCGCGGCGGGAAGCTGATCGTGACCTCCGTCGAGGAGGACCGCGATGCCTGACACGCTCAATGCCATCGAGCCTGGGTCGGAGTCGATCCGCCGCCAGCTCGGTATCCGCGCGGAGGATCCGAGGGTCTTCCGTCCGTACACGCTGACGGAGGCGATCGACGCGGCGCGCCTGATGGATTCAGATGAGGCGATCGCCGACGAGGTGCGGCAGATGCTTTCGGTCGGCCTCGCCTATGACCTGATGCCGGCGCACCTGATGCCGCGCGTCGAGCAGGTCGCCGGCAGGCTTGGGACGAGCGTGCGGCGCGTCAGGCGCTACCGCCTCCTCTGGGAGACGGTCGATCCCGACGTCCGCTTCAACGTCGTTCGCCGAGCCTGCAGGCTGATTCTCGCTTGGCGCGGCCGCGACGCCTGGTAGACTCACAGACCCATTCACGTGGGACGGCGGCTCGCTTCGGCGAGCCGTTGTCCTTTTT